CTTGCTAGAGATGAGCAAGGTAACTTAACACATACAGTATGGAGTAAACCATGAGTTTAATTAAAGTAAAAGGAAGTTCTATTACTGGAGCTTTGGCTGCAGTAGATGGCTCAGCATTAACTGGGATTGCTGGTGGTAAAATTGCACAAGTTATTGAAGGAGATGTTACAACTCACACAACTGTATCAAGCACAAGTTATGTTGATGTAAATTTAGAAGCTACAATAACACCTAGTGCTACAAGTTCTAAAGTTTTGATTTTAGTAAATTGCAACAATGTTAAAATTAATTCATCATCTGGTGGTAATGTTCAAATGAGAATACAGCATGACCAAGCTGGAACTAGTTTTACTAATGTTGCAGAATATGAAGGTATTGTTGGTTATAATGACAATGATGTAAATAATCCATCGCCTATGTATTTACATTCCCCTAACACAACAAGTGCAAATAAATATAAAGTTCAATTTGCTGAACTAACGGGTTTTAGTAGTGGAAGTTTTAGAGTTAACAATAGAAGTAGTGATGGTGGTTATATTAGGTCAAGTATTATTCTTATGGAGGTTTTAGCATGATAATAGATTTAGCTGAAGCATTAGTAGAATTGTGTAAAAAAGATAGTCACAAGTTTGTTATGTATGGCACACCTACAAATCAAACTGAGTGGGAAGCTAATGTAAAATTTATAAGTGGAGAAGATGAAAACAAAAATGCAATTTTTTCTGAAACACAACCTTTTACTTATGCAGAAGCAAAAGCAAAATTGGATAGTATGTTATGATTAATCCTAAATGTGATTGCGGAAAAGACGAGTGCGTCTGTCAGTAAATGAAACTATCAGACAACACTGCTATCTCAATGCCGATGAGAAACCTAATAAGTATATTAGGGGCAACAGCGGTAGGTGTTTGGGCTTACTTTGGAGTTATTGAAAGACTAAATAATATAGAAACTAGAGCAACTTTATTTGAAGCTGATCTACTTAAAGCCGCAGATCAAAAGCCGATCGATCAAGAGCAGTACATGCTGCTGGAATTTTCTGCCAAGCAATTAGAAACAATACAAAAGGAAATGGAAAGCATGATGAACAATCGTGTCAATATAGATTTTTTAAAAGACCAGGTATCTAAACTTCAAAAAGATGTTGAGGATCTAAAAGATAAGGTAAGAAAAAATGGTAGCTGAAATTTTTGCATTATTAATGTTTGTTAATACATCACTTGATGGTCATTTAATGACAGACGGATTATCAAATTGCTTAAAGTTAAAAAGAGAAGCTGAGAGAAATTTAAGTCAATCAAGAGAGAATGTCATTCAATATAGATGTGGATCAGTTGTTGCTGAACTAGAACCAGATAGCGAGGGCAACTTGAAAATTAAAACTATAATAGAAAAAAAATTCTAATGATTAAATTAGTGATGGCAATAATAATAACCACAATGCCTGGTTGGGAGTCTGTTAGATATACTGGTTATTTATATCCAGATATGCAAACTTGTTTGTCATCAACTGAATTGTATGTTGAGCAATTTAAACAGATTGCTAAAAATAGAGGAGATGACAAAGCACATTTTAGTTCAATATGTTTTGAAGTTGATTCATACCCTATAAAAAAATTTGATAGCATGATCCAGGGTATCTAATGGCTGAGTGGGAAAAAGAAATTGCTGAACTAAAGACAGATGTAAAATACATACGAGAAGATGTAAACATTATGCAAAAACAAATAAGAGATCTTAATTATTCTGCAAATACTGGCATGGGTTTCTTTAAAGGTATTTTAATCATAGGATCTATATTAGCAGCTATATATACCTGGTTAAAAATTGTTGACTAATGCCTACAGACAAAATGAAACTAGGCTTAGAGTCTGAGTTCATAGCAGCTGCCTGGTTAAGTAAATTAAATTATTCTATCTATTGGAAAACTTGCGACAACGATCCGATAGATCTTGTTGCTGTTAATAGAGATAATGGTGAAACACTTAAAATAGATGTTAAAACTGTAAGCAGAAGAAAGAGCTGGAAGCCTGGTACAGTTATTACCAGGATGCCAAGTATAATACAAAAAAAGTTAGGAGTTATAATTTTATATGTCGATAGAAAAAATAACAGATGCAGATTTGCAGATAGTAAAAGATCGAGTGCGTTCGCATGAAGGTTTTAAATTAGAACCTTATTATTGTAGCGAAAATTATTTAACTGGAGGTGTAGGGCATAGGATTATGCCTGGAGAAGATGTGCCAAAAACTGAAGAAGGGTGGCTGGCATTGTATGATAAAGATTTTAATGCAGCTGTAGCAGCTGCGGATGAGATTACGCCAGATAAAATTAATCCAATTGCTTTTGGCGTGGTAACAGAAATGATTTTCCAATTAGGGAAAAATGGCTGCATGAAATTTAAGAAAATGCACCAGGCGATAGCAGATGAGAACTACAGCGAAATGGCTGCACAGATGTGTGATTCCAAATGGTATCGTCAAACAAAAACAAGATGTGAAAGTCTTGCAAATTTAGTGAGGGATTTATGAATACAATTAAAGAAGTATGGAAAGGACTTTCTAAAAGAGGAAAGATCCTGGCTGTAGCTGTAATTGTTATAGCTGTACTCGTAGTAATTAATAGCTTCTAATGGTTTGGCAATTATTAGCAAAACCACTTTTAGGTGTAGCAGCTGATGGTGTAAAAGCCTTTGCAGCTAACAAAGCAGCTAAGAACGAATTAAAATTAACTGAGATAAAAGCATCTAAAAAAAGGATGGAGGACATCGCAGCTGGTAAAATCGCCTGGGAGCAATCAGCTGTCGATCAAATGGCAAGCAGCTGGAAAGATGAATTTTGGACTCTTATTTTTGGGGCAATATTACTTGGATGCTTTCTGCCTTGGACACAAGATTATGTTGCTAAAGGTTTTATATTTTTAGATGAGCATACACCTTCCTGGTTCAGCACATGTTTGATTTTATGTATATCTGCATCATTTGGCATTAAAGGTGCAAAAGGTGCTATGGGCATATTTTCTAAGAAAAAGTAAAAAAAAAGAGCCTCTCAGGAGGCTCTCAGTGCGTTTGTAGCAAGTCGGCTGTATGATTAGACCTGGCTATTTACTGCTTTTTATCAATAATTTTTTCAATATTATTTATTTTTGGAACACTGTTTACATCTGGAGTTAAAGGCAAATCTATTTCAACTAAAAATTGATTGCCACTTTTTGGATCTGTCCAGCAGCTGTAGTAAGCACCAGCCATATAACCAGTTTGTCCAGCTTGACATTTTTTAACTAATACATTTTCATTTGATACTGTATTCATTTTTTTATCACCTCCTTACAATTAATATGTAAGCATTAAATGCTAATATACAATTAGCAGTAATCATTTTTTCTTTTTTATTTTCCAAATTGTTTTGTCTTTACCAATTGTAAATTCATTAGATATAACAGCCGCAATCTCTTTTAGATCTTGCAGCTGCTGCTTGTTTAGTTCTTCTTTTTTTTTCTTAGGCATTAAAGATCTGGTTAATATTATCTCTATCTTTATCAAGATCATCCCAGGTAGTATTATAAAGATCTGACATCTTATCATCTACATGCCCCAGCTGTTTCTTAATTCTATCTTTGTTATGACCAGCTGTTCTTCTTAATGAGTTATTATATCTTCTGTATTGATGTGGACTAAATAAACTTGGATCTAATCCAGCAGCTATAGCATTATCTTTTATAACTCTATTATTAATATTAGCCTGGTTTACAATCTGACCTTTTAATGATGGAAACAATAACCACTTAGGATTTTTAAATACACCTTCGTTGGTCATCATAAAATTAATCCAATCTTTTAGATCTGTAATCATATCATCTGATAAAGCAACAATCCTATCTGAAGCATCTGTCTTGGTAATACTAATATTACCTGTCTTGCCACAATGTGATTTTGTTACTGTTACATAACCTTTTTTAAGATTAAGATCGCTAATTAATAAAGGTCTAATCTCACAACCTCTAAGACCTGATTGCCTAGAAAAATTATTATAATTATAATCAAATAATCTTTTAAATTTTACCCTCCAAGCATTAGTAGGTCTATCTTTTTGCAATCTTAAATATTTCATAAATGCATCAACATCTTTTTTTGTCGGTGCAATCTTTTTAACAACCCTAGATTTTGACATGTGCAAGCTACGATCTACCTGGTCGCAAGGATTAAATTTTAATCCATAACCCTGTGTGATTGCAATCTTACATGCAGCCTCAAACTTGAACCAACACTTAGTATTATTATGTTTTGATAATGTGCTAGCAAAAACTCTTGATACTTCGTCAGCAATCTGTGGATCTATTTCACTACACATATAATCAGTTAATCTACGACCTTGTATCAAAACATTATCTTTTGATTCACCTCTAATAACATTAAGATAACCAACATACTCATCGTAAGTCTTTGGTCTAATACCAGTGTGAGGATCTTTTTTATTTTGATTATATTTGTTTCTGTAGATCTCCTCCAACTTATCTAATGCAAAACAAAACTTAACATCATTAGGAACATACTTTTCTGTAGCTATGTCAGTAGCTAATTGCTTGTTAAAGTTCTTAGCCATCTGCATAGTTTCTCTTTTAAGACCTGGTTTTATTGACCAGCTTTTTTTACGCCTTTGCTTTGTAATAGGGCAATAATAAAACAATAATACCTTATTGCCCTGTTTGTTATAAAATGGTGCAGACATTTATTTTTTCTCCTTTCCTACACAATGTGGATCTTCTTTAATTTCTTCGACAAGACTTTCTGCCCAGGTATTGCCAGCAGCAATACTAGGCTGTCCATGCCCACCTGTAAGGGCATAAACTTTGCCCTCTTGTGGTTTGTCAGGTTCATAAACTGTATGCTTGACTAAAATATCTGGTTTACCAGTTTCGCTATTGTACTCGTATTCTTTGATACTCACGATAGGATCTGGCTTAGTATTGTAAACAACCTTAATTGGTTTTTTTGCCATAATTACCTTTCTGTTAGTTTTTTTTATCACTTACATTTATAATATAAGCATTAAATGCTAATATACAAGCGGTTAGTCAATCTTTTTTATTAACATTTTTTAGGGTAGCATTTAGGGTAGCGGTCGTTAATGTCCTTTAGTGTCCTTTACTGTCCGTAGATGTCCGCTAATGTCCGTAAATCCTTGAAAAAATTTATTTTACTTGGTAAGTAAGCCAACTTCTAAGCGGTAGGTCAGAAGTTCAAATCTTCTCGGGCGTGCCAGCTATTTACCCCAGAAATCCGCCAAATATTAACATTACAAAGAACAGCTACAATTCTGAAAAATCAAAAAGGTAGCAAAAAGGGTAGCAGTAGTCGTTTTTTTGCTAACTCTTTTGTTATTAATTTTTATATATGAAGGAAAAAAGTACCGCTACCTTTTTAGCATTTACACTGTAAATTTATTTTTAAGATCTGTGATTTCTTTTCTGAGTTCTTTGTTTTGTTTTATCTTTTTGTCCAGGAGATCTTCTGCAAATTTAACTTTCCAGGAAGTTTTATTCTTAGCAAGCTCTTGTTGTATCTTGGTAAGATACACTGCTGCATCCAGTAATTCTTCAATTGCATTATCTAACCATTTATCCATAGTTAGCTCAGCCTGAACCATAGTATTTTTATACTTTAAAATGCCTTTATTTGACCTCTCAGCGAGTTTATTTATGATCTCCTGTACCAATGGATCATTGGATTTACCTGGTGGTGTATTGTCTAAAATTATGGATTTAAGCTCTAGTTCAGTTGTCATTTGTTTTTTCTAACCATCTTTCTAATTCTAATTGTGAAATATAATATGTTCTTTTAATGCGTTTCATTGGTAATTGATTTGCATTTACAAGTCGTCTTACTCGTTTCATCTTTGCTTCTTTTGATAACTGCGAAGGATAAAGTATATTACCTACCTCCGCAGTATTAAATAATTTGTGTGGATTTAGTTCCAAGGCACATCCTCCTCAACAGATGCAGCAGCTGCTGGTTGTTGTGTTGCTCCTCCACCGCCACTAGCATACTTAGGATTATGATCTGTTATATTGATCGTCATCTTATCTGCTCCACCTTTTGTAAATCCACGCCACATAACAACATCATACTTGCCAGCTGGTATTGTTATATCTTCTTTAAACTCAACGCCCTGGCTGTGCGATTTGAATCCAGGTCTAGGTGGACTCGTTGGCACTTCTTTTACAGCGTCTTTAAGTTCATCAGTTTGTGCATACACATCAATGTAAATAACATGCTGCCCTTTTTTATTTGGTTTAACACCTTTAATCATTAGCTCTCCAATATTTTAAGTTGATTTCTATAAGCCTTAGTTATTTCTTGCTCATACTTTCCACCTTCAATAAAATTTTGGTAGGGTGCTATATTTTCAGCAAGATTACCTCTATGTGTATTTTTTGTATTTTTAATAATAGCTATGACATAATTTTTTTTCTCCTCATCAGTTTGTAAATTATAAAATTCTTGTGGAGCAGTAAGCTCATTCCTACTGCTCCCATTCCCAGATACACGATCATTATTTTTAGCATCACTACTGATTGCCTGGGAATCTCGACTATCGATTTCATCTTCACTGTAGAAATCGCCATGCATACCAGCTAACTTTAATACAGCACGATCAATAGATCTCTTTTCTGCCATAGCTGTTGGATATGCATTATGACTATTTTTCGGAGTAGCTTCTCCAAATGTAACAACTTTTAATCCATTTTTTACAGCTGTGCATTTTACAACGCAGCTGCCAATCGCAAGATCTATGAAAGATAAATCAAGATCTACAATTGTAATTTTTTCTCTTAAAGCAATTCGTTCCATAGCTTTGTGTGTGATTGCCCACTTCTTTGCATGTTTCATAAACCATAGATCTTCTTTTGTAAGACCATGTTTTTTTGCAAGCTCCATTGTATTTTTATCCATTATGATTTCCCACTTGTAGATTTTATGTGATGCCAAACAACCTGGTGTCCTCGTTCAGTTAAACCTTTTAGTTTACTTCGTTGTTTACAATCTTTTTGTAATTGTTTTTCTCTATAATAATTTTTAACTTTTATTCTGTATTCATGCAGATGATTTGTAGCTGGTAGGTTCATACTTCGCCCCACAATTTTTTTGCCCTGGCAACATACTCATCACCATAATCCCAGAAGCCACTATGAAACTCAGGATCTATGTTTGATAATATATCTTTTAATTCACTATTATTTTTTAATATGTTTTGTCTTACAATGTTTGTAACTCTATAATTTTCCCAGCAGAAATCAAAATGTTCATCACTAAGTAAGTCATGTGTTTGATCGAATATTACATATCCTGGTTCATCTTTTTTTGTTCTTTTGTTATATCCTGGTTCTTTGTCGTTTACATAAACAAGAAATACTTGTTTGTCTGTTGCTTGTTTATAAAAACCAACTTGTTTAACATGTGCAATTTCAGGTTTTGTTGGCAGCGTGCCACTGTAACATACAGCTGTGCCATCTTTGTTGTATTTAGGTTTTTTTCTTTGTTTTGTTTTTAATTCTACAACTACATCTTTACTTTCATAATCAATGTAACCAACCATAGGTATTTCAAGACCAGGTACTTCACAAGAAGTAGGTCTTTCAGATTTAATTTTTATTTTATCATATTTAGGAAAGATCTCTTTTAGTGCAGCTATACCATTGGCAACCATTTGTGGCATACCATCTTTAATTGCATTGTATTGTATTTTATATTCATCATCTAATTCCCATGTTGCTTTTGCTGTTTCTGTGTATTGGTAAACTGCTTCATCAGCTGCTGTTTTAGGATCTAATCTATCAACGATGCATGTATCAATACCTCTTTGTGATGCATTACCAGCTGTCATTACTGGCTTAGTTGTAAATTTTCTTCTTTCCTCGTTAGTGCAGATTAAATATTGTGCTGCCCAAATCCCATTTGATTTATTTGATTGTGTTGGTGATGTGTGATCTAAACCCCACCTTGTCCAGTATTCAGGAATAAAATCTATTTTATCCATTTTCCCCCCTAATCTCTTAGAGGGGATAGTTAGCATTAAATGCAAACTAGATCAAATTATATTAGCAAAAAATGTTAATCTTCAATGTGTATATCTAAATCAATATCTATAGCAGCTAAATTAACAATACTGATAAACATACTTGCCCACTTTACCTTAATAAATTTAGACGATGAATTAAGAGCATCAAATTTATGGGTGTTATTTTTTTTATTTTTATCCCCTATATATCCACATCTCCAATCATTTTGGTCATCGCATACTAATCCAAAGTTGTGAATTACTCTTGGATCTATTTTTTTTTCTTCAGCATAAGATCCATCATAAATTTCTAAATATGAATTATCTGTTTTGAAATGCCATTCACTATATGGACTTTTGTTACCTCGATGAAGTATGCCAAACCAACCTGGTAAGATAGGCGTTGGCAAATTAACATGAGGTCTTTTTATTTCGTATTTTTCTACTTTATAGCCGCTAAAATATTGACCGACTATAGGCAAAGGTAACCTAGGGTACATAAGATCTTCTTCCGTTAAATCAATTTCATCTATATTTGAAATTTTACTAGCCATACTTTTTGTCAGTGCAGCTCTACCTTTTAAAATTTTATTAAGATGTATTTTATTGATTTTAATTTTTTTTGCTAATTGTTCTTGTGTGATGCCTACTCGCTTCATGTTTTCAATTAACTTTTCCATGCTTGTATTCATAATACATCTAGCATTAAATGCTATAGATTAAATATGCAAATAAAATATTAAAGTTTGCAAAAAATGCTAACTTAATATAATTCATCTGTATGACCTTAGAGGAATACAGAATCAAATATCAACTTACCTGGACACAACTTGCCAGGCAGCTAGGACTCCAAGATAAAAAAAATCCAACACAAGAAGTCAAACGATATTGTGTAGGAGGTGTAACGCCTAGACCAGATAGATTGACTAGAATTTCAGATAACACAAATGGAGAAGTAACACCTAATGATTTCCTCGGAATACCTCGGTAAATTAGTCATCATAAAATGGATAGACGCTAAAGAAATTGAGTCAGGCTGGCACGATAGATCTGACATTATACAAACTGTTGCCCCAGAAATTTTAAGTGTTGGGTGGCTAGCAGAAAGGACAAACCATGAAATTAAAATATCAGCTGACATACCAACTGATCCTGAAGATAAAGAATCAGGTAGATCTCAGGTTATACCTCTCGGCTGCATCAAAGAATTTAATGAAATTAATTGTGGATATGTTTGGAGTTTATGACAAAAAAAAGAAAATCAGCTCCAGTTATAAGCGATCTAACTATCACCAGGCTAGGTAAACAAAAAATTATAACAGTTAAAATATATTCAGAAGAAACAGTTAAATTAGCATCACATTACAAAAAAATATGCATGGAAAATTTTTATACATGGCGAAACATGGATGAACAATTGTGCATGGAAGCTGATAGGGTGCTAAATGTCTATCGTAAGTAAATGGAAGTTAATTATATTTGCTACTAAAGATAGGCGACTCCAAAAAGTATCAC